GCACGCTCAAGGCCTGGAACGTCTGCGCCTGCAGCGTGCTGAGAGCCAACGCAGGGGCCAAGATGACGCCGCCTTGCGGGTTGACCGTGTCGACGCCAGCCGCTGCAAAGCCTTGTCCGCCTGCGCTGCGCACCCGCACAGGGGCCAAGATGCCCGCCTCTGGGCACGTGAAGTAGTACCGACGGTACAATCCGGTCGTGTCGTCGACCGCTTCGGGTTGGAAGCGCAGCGTCTCGGTGTCGCTCAAGCTGTAGGTCGCAACCTTGCTGAACGCACTTTCCCATCCATCGCTCACATCGGAGCGGTAGACCTTGAAGTTCGTGGCCAGCATGCCTTGCACGTTGACCATGTAGACGTTGATCGTCCGCGCGCCTTGGCCAACAGCCGCTACCGTCGTGATGCCTCGAGGGGTCTGCGGCGCCGGGATGCGTTTACCCTCGCTGGGCAGGTAGGCCTCGACAGTGCCGAGCAGCTCCGGGTACAGGTTAGCGTCTTCGCGCTCGAACTTGCTCAGGAACATGATCTTGGCAGGGATGCCCTGCGATGGGTCGCCGACGTTCTGCACCTGCATGCAGTCGGAGGGAAGGTAGACTTCCCTCCGCTTGACGGTCGCCGTGTAGGCGCCGGTCACACCGATGAACGGCCGGTCCAAGTACAGCTGCGCGCCGTTGAGCACCCAAGAGATGCGGTGCGTGTAGGTCGTTGCTGTGCTGTCAGTGATCTCGATGACGGCACGATCAAGCGGAGAGCCAGGCAGAACCGCCGACGTCGACACGGTGAACGGGCCGCCGCCAACCGTCGCCGATCCGTTGGTCACGGTGACCGGCAACGTCGTGTCGGTCCAGACCTGCAGCCTGCGGTCGCGCTGTGCAAAGTCCCAAGGCCGATCGGTGAGCGTCCGGGTCTGCGCCTCGTTGAGCAGCGCGACGAGCTGCGAACGGTACGTATCGTTCGTCGGATCGTAGTCGAGCAGGTTGCCGCAGAAGTCAATCAAGTCGCCAAGGTTCACGGGTCCCTCCTACGACGAAGCCCCGCCCGCGCGAAGCGGACGGGGCCAGTGTACCCGGTTGGGCCGGGCAGCGGAGATCAGAACTGCTTGACAACCACAACGCGACGCAGGACGGTGCCGGCCGCCGCAGCGATGGTCTCGCTGAGGATGCCGCACACGGGCTGCGCGGACGCGGCCGAAGCCACATCAGCGGTGCCAGCGGTGTTGGTGATCTGCAGCAAGGTGCCGATCGCGTTGCCGGCGCCGCCGTTGTCGCTGCAGCTGGCGATGGCGACACCGCTGATGCAGACGATGATGCGGCTACCAGCGGTGAACAGCGGGGTCCCGCTGGCGTCCCGGTCTGCGGAGCCGATGACGACGCCGAAGGGGGTGCGCACCGGGCTGCTGTTGCCGTCGGCCTTGAAGATCCCGCGGGTGATGTTGCCGATGTCGGTCGCAGCGTAGTCGAACGCAACCCAGTCACCGACGGCGACGGTCTCGCGCGCGATGAAGGTCTCGGTCTGGCTGCGGTTGCTGGTATCGGGCAACTCACCAGAGGGCAGGTACTGGATGAGAGTCGAAGTAGCCATGTGGATCAGGCCTCCGCGTTGATGAGAACGCCGTGGCTGGCCAAGTGGCCGGTCACGAGCTGCATGCGACAGAAGACCTGCGCAGCCTCAGTGGCGGTGCCGGGAACCGGCATCATCTCGCTGAGGTTGAACCAGCCGTCGACGTCCGCGTACAGCTGGAACATGTCCGAGCTGAGCGCGTAGGCAGAGACAGGCACCGCACCCATCGCCGAACCGGCGTTGGCGGTGAAGCCAAGGTTCGGGTCGACGTAGATCTTCGCGCCGCGCCACATGCCGACCATGTCGGCATCGAGGCTCGAGCGGTCGGACGCGCTGATGTACTGCACCTGCGACTGCTGCTGCGCCTGGAAGGCGCCGTAGCAGGCCGGGCTCATCAGAATGATGTCCGGAAACTTGCCGCCGGGATGGAACAGCTGGCAGTTGATCATCAACTGGTCCAGATGGCTCAGGTCGAAGGCCGCGCCGCTGTTGAAGAACTGGTTGAACCAGTTTTGACCGCGGAACGTGGTCTTGGCCAGACCGCCGACGACGTCGACCTGGCTGTTGCGGACAACGCCTTCGAGCCAGCCGGTAGTGTTGGGGGCCACGGTGGTAGTGCCGTTGCCGTTGAGCGTCTGAAGCGTGTTGATCGTGCCGGTGCCCCGGATGACCTGCTCGTTGACGGCCTTCTTCAGCGAGAGCATGACGTTCTTCATCTTGCTCTCAAGGATGTTCACAACGGCGAGATCGCCTTTGTTCGCAGCCTTCTCGACCGCGCTCAGCACGATGGGCTGGGTGAAGTTCGAGTATTCGTACTTCGCTGCGTTGAAGGGGTCGGTCACGGCGAGCGAGACCGGCTCAAAGCCGTTGTTCAGCACGCTGATCTGGCTATGGTCGCCGAAGATCACGGGCTGCTCAACGCGGCTACCGCCGTTGACTTTGACGAGGTTGCCCGACTGCTCGATGGCGCGGAACAAGGGGTGCGAAACGAAGCTGTTGTCGATCAGCTTGTCGCGCAGAAGCTGCAGCGTAGTCGAAAGAATCGACGGGTTGATGGGCATGATGCCCTCCTTGCGGTTGGTTGTCGGTTGTGGGGGCGTGTCCGCTACCGGATGCCGCTACAGGACGCCGCAAAGGGGTAGTCCGCGCAGCGCAACGGTAGCGCAACGTCAACGACGATGCAACGACTGCGCCAGAGCGTAGATGTCGGCCGCGCTCATCGAGCGGACTTCACCCTTCGCCGGAGGCGATGCCGCGGCGCCCTTGCGAGGCAGGCCGGTCCCGCGCTGCGCAGCCTCACGCTCCGCTGCGCGCCGCGCCTTGTCGGTCTCTGCGGCCTTGGCTGCAGCTTGCCGCGCCTGCTTGCCCTTCGCGGCCCAGTAGGCTGTCTCAAGGTCCAGGCTTGCGTTCGTCTCGAGCAGATGCTGCACCTCGGAGCGCAGGCCGGTGTCGGTCTTCAGGTCGCTGTGCTCGGCAAGAAAGCTGTTGTAGGTCTCTTCCGCTTTGACCTGTTCGTATTCCCGCTTCATCGGCTCGAGCACGGCCTGCAGCCGCTTCGTGACCTCGGCCTCGATGCGCGCTGCGATCGTAGACTCGTTAAACGGGTCGTACTCCGGAAGCGAGTCCGGAACTTTGAGCTCAGCGTGCCCCTTGAGCAGCGCTTCACGCTCAGCAAGGAAGTTCTTGCGCTCGCTGGCAAGCTCCTGCGTCTTCTTGGTGTAGTCCGCCTGCATCGACTTCATCAACTGGCGAATGTCGGGCGGAACCTGCTTGAGCGCATCCGCCCAGGACAGGCCGCGCCGTTCTGGCTTGCCTTCGGCCTCGACTTCGAGCTCGACTTCTGCGGCCTCGACTTCTGGCGTGGGCGCCGGTGCATCGGCATGCAGCGACGTCGCTTGATCGAGCACAGCTTGAGCGGTTGACGGTTGGCTTGGCGCACTTGCGGTCGGAGTGGTCACGATGGACTTCCTTGCGTGGGGGTGATGTCAGTCTTGAGCCCAGGTCGCTCGCTTCCGGCTCACATCGCCAGCCCTGAGCACGTAGCTGTCGTAGTAGCCCTTGTTGAAGCCTGGAGCGATCTTGAACCGCTTGCGGCGCCCGAACGCATCCTTGGGTTCGAGCACTTCAAGGTCACGGATGCGCCCAACGATGAACGTCCGCCAACCTGGCATCTGCCCGTTGGCGCGCTCGCTCGGTGTCGCGTCGGCCCGCCTGCGCAGCGTGTTGCTCTGCGAAGCGCTCTGCGGGTCGATGTACATGTGCAGGTACGGTAGGCCGTTCGGGCCGTAGAACAGCGCGTGCGGGTTGCCGACGCGCAAGCCCTTCACGCCGATGATGGAGCCATCCCGACGCACCCACAGGTCGGTGTACTGAAAGCGCACGGGAAGCATCTGGTCGATCGCTTCCTCAAGGCCCAGCATCGCCGACACGGTCCCGCCGACGCCCTCTTGCCGTAGAACCGTGAAGTCCGTCGGCACAACGCGCCGCTGGTTCGCGCCAGCGAAGCCGAACACTTCGGCAACTGTGTTGACCAGCGCCGATTCGGCGGCCTTCTTCGCAAGACCACCGACTGCGCTTGTGAGCGTGCGAAAGAAAGCCATCGTGAACCTCAGCGCATGCGAGAACGGAAGAGAGCATCGGGACTCGGCTTCTTCTTGACCTCGATCTCAACCTCGCCTTCTTCGCCCTCGCCTTCTTCCATCTCGCCTTCGACCTCGACCTCACCGCGCTTCTCCATCGCCATCTCTTCGGCGAGCGGTTCGGCCTGCTCTTGGTCGACCTCAAGGAAGGCTTTGAAGCGCGGGTCGTTGGCGAGGCCCTTCAAGTGGGCGGTGATGACCGTGAGCTCCTTGTCGCCCTTGATGTCGGTGAGCTCGACCGGGATCGGCTTGCCGTAGTCCTGAGCCATCGCAGCGACCATGGCGAGGAAGCGCACATCATCGGGCTCAAGCTGCGCGACTGGGCCCGTGTACTCTTCGACCTCAACGCCCTCGATGCCGACCGCCTCGAGCACGGCCTTGAGGGTCTCGGCAAGCGCCTTGACTACCTTCGGGCTGTAGGGCCGGTCTGGCTTCGGGACCATGGCGGCAAGCTCCATGCCGACCATCTCGTCGCTGTCGCGCGCGGCTTTGCTCAACTCACCGGGGAGCTTGGTCATCACTTCAAGGGGCATCTCAGACTCCTTCGATCGGAAGCGGGGCGGGCGCCCCTTCGGGGGTGGGGGGCTGTGCGGCCTCGACCGCTTTCGCGAAGGCTTCGGGCAGCTGGTAGGCGCGGACGAGCTCGGAGAGCACCGCTTCACGTGGCGCACCAAGCGAGAGCAGCAACGGCGCCAAGCGTTCCAGGCTCTGTTGCCGTGCCATGTCGCTCATCGGCGTGGTGCCTGCGTCAACGGCCCAGTAGCTGAAGTCGCCTGTCAGGTCATCGGCGCTCAGATTGGTCGGGCCGACCGGGTTCGGGAGGGCAAGCGGCTCCGCTTCGTCGCCCAGGACAACCGACAAGATGATGTTGTACGTCGACGCGATGCCCGTGATCACGCTGTCTCGGATGCGGGCCATCCGGCCGATCTCGGAGCTCGTGTAGGCCGCAAGCAGCTGCTGTTCGGTCGCCGTTGACTTCGTGACCTCGCCCCGCGTGAACGGAGCCAAGAGGCCAGCGTCGCGAATGTCGCTGTCAACCGTGACCGCGTAGGCTGCGATGTCGCCAGGGATCGGCGCTTGTGGAACCGGCGTCATGTTCCCGTCGAGCGGTTGACCTGGCTGCAGGTCGACTTCAATCATCTCGCCGTCGAGGCCTTGCGCGATCTTCGCAGCCGCATCCTCGGACAAGAAGCCGGCGCGTACCATCCATTGCCGCGCCATGCGCCGGACGCCCTGCGCTTGGTAGCTTCGGATGAGGTTCATCTCTCGGAACTGGTCACGACTGCGAGCGAGCAAGCTGTAGCCACGCAACGGGCTGTCAGGGTCACGGGAGAAGTACAGCGGGATGATCGGAACAACAGGCCTGCCCGATGCGGACTTGAACGGGATGCCCGTGGTCTCGTGCTGGAGCTCCGCTTCGGGCGCACGCTCATCGGCTGCGACGGTCGCCTCGAGGGCGCCGACCTGAACCTTGACGCCCTGAAAGACGAACGTGTCAGGCTTGCGGAAGTCCTCGCTCCACACGAGCAGCTTGTCGGCCTGCAGGTCGTACATCTCCACGATGCGAACCCACTTCTCGTTCGTCGGCATGCTGCTGTCGTTGGGGTTCAGACCGAGCATCGTGCGTCCACCGATCGTGGAGCTGGCGTCGATCCACTTCTGGTAGACCCGTGGCGAGAAGTCAGTCTCCGGTCGATCGTAGCGCACCGCAGCCTCGTCGAGCGGCATCAGGTACACGTGGCCCACATAGCGCTGTTGGTCCCAGCTGCAGGCCGTGGCGTCGACAATGACCTCCCAGGGAGGCAGCGCAGCGGACGCCACGCGCTTGAGCGGGTCAACGCTCTCGACTGGGCTCAGCTTGATGAACGAGCACGGATAGATGAGCGCAAGGCGGGTCGCGTCCTCGAGCTGCTCTCGGATCGTGAGCAGGTACAGGTTCGCGGTTGCCTCAGCGACGTCTGCGTTGCCGCGCGCGCGCACATCGGGCTGCACGAAGACAGCCGGGTTCTTGGCATACAGCGAGCCAAGGTAGCTCTCCACGACAGCGTAGGCCTTCGGGACCTCGGTGCGCAGCACGCCCTCGACAACGTTCTCTTCCTTGGCCCAGAAGTCCGTCATGTAGAGGCGACGCAGTTCGCGCATCTCTTCGCGCCGGTTGGTCCAGTACAGGTCGTGTTGACCGACGATGTCGGCAACGTGCGCAGGTGTGAGCATGGGACCTCAGAAGGGCAAGGCAGCGGAGCGGATGCGCCGCGCGCGGGA